AACTGTGGCCTACTCTTTTTCTTAGAAAAAGAGTAGGCCACAGTTAAGCAGCCTACCCTCTAACTATTTAAGCAGCGTTGTATACTGCAGTTACCAGAGCCTCTGGACGTAGAATTTTACGCCCGTAAAGGTGCATACCGCGCACGATGTCAGCGAATGAATCGGGATCACGATAAGTCTCAACTTTGTTGAGTTGCTGTGCAGTTGCAACAGCGGAGTCGTGTCCAGCTACAATAACGCCATAGTTATCGTCCTGTGCAGTAGTACCTGTGGTTCCGGGGCCAGTTCCCTTCGCAGGAAGGTTGTTTGACTGGTAAATACGGAAACCGTGAAGATTGTTAAGTACCAGACCGTTTTGCAGTCCTGCACCACCGAAGTCAGCGTTCAATACGCGAGAATCTTCGTCTTTCAACATTTCCATAAATACGGCGTCAACACAGAGCCAACGACCACGAGTATCAACATTAGCCTGATCCATAATGCGACCCATACGGGCTACAACTTGGAGAGGTGTTGCTGTGGTAGCTGATGCTGCAGTTGCACCACCAAAGCGAGGAGCCAACGGAATTGAGTCACCAGTTGTACCTGCAGAGGCTGCAGTAGTGATGTTTCCGAAGTCTGACATATCCAACTTATTAGCAGTCAGAAGTTCACCTGTCAGGTCACCCGATGTTTGGTGTGAAGCAGTACCACTTACAGTACTAATAACCGCACCTGCAGTAGAGTAACCAGACATATATGACAATACGTCAGCATCCATAGCGTCAGCCATTTTATATGCTGCACGATCAGATGACAAGCGCATAAAGTCGTGATGTGCTTGCTGCTCTTCGATATCGTCAAGCTTGAAGGCAAAATAATTGGCTTTGTCGATAGTCAACTGAAAGTCATTGTCAACGAGGTCTTGTGCCGAAACGGTTGTACCACGTAGCAAAGCATTCACAGTGATATCAGGCTCCTTAAGAATACGCACTGTATCCCCTTGGTTCGCAATCTCACCAAAATATTCTGAGTTAGTAATTGCATTTACAGTAGCAGCCTTGCGAAACGCAATTTGTGCTTGCTTTGAGTAAATGACGCTGGAGAATACTCCGTTGTCAAGGTTTGAATAGCCAGAAGCTTTTCCAAATGCAGCCATAATTAATCTCCTTATAGATATGACCGTTGAGTTTTACAGATCCATATCCACAACAGAGGCCAAATCTTATTTAGGTAGCTCATTATTAAGGTATGCCTACCGTATCTAATAAGGGCTAAACGTGTCTGGGTAGTCTTTTAGTGGCTAGAGTCTTAGTTTAAATACACATTTTAAGTGCACACTACACAAGTTATACTAAACTTGCAGCTATTGTCAATAGTTATTTTGACAAATCGTAAATAAATTTACCTGATTTCTGAGCTTCGTGTATTTCTTCGTGATGTTTTTCAAACTCTTTGTCACTCATTTTAGCAACATTTGATTCACGCCAGAAGTTTTTACTCTCATCATCGTTTACAGTTGTTCTACCTTTAGTCTTAACAGAAGAGGCAGCGGCCTTATCTGAACTATTAGTAGACTTAGCCTTAATACCCTTGTGTGACTTATAGAGATCAATAGCTACAGCTACAGATTTAGCATCCTCTGAGTTTTCATACAAAGCATCTTGTACAACTTTAGGTTGTTTCTCTGCCCAGTTGTGAAACTCGTCTGAGGAGCGAATCTCTTCAAAGTCAGGGTGTAAAGACATAAGCTCCGCTTCAGCTTTCTCTTTCTTAGCTTGAGTACGTAGCTCTTCTATTTCTTGGAGTCGCGTGTCCAAGGAAGAAGCTTTTTCAGCAGCTTTATTTTCTGCAATAGCTTCGACAATACCAGCGACATCAGGATACTTAGCTGTCCAAGCCTCAATCTCTTCCTTAGATTTGGGAAGAACCAGTTCATTCTTAGAAGCTTTTTCAAGTTGTCCTTGTAGCTTTTCAAACTTTTCATTCCAATCTTTTTCCTTGTTCTGTAAAAGCTTACGTATATCACCGTATCGCTTTTTAAAAGACTTTTCTTCAGCGCTTAGTCCATCTGTTCCTGCATCATCCGTTTCGGACTCTTTGGATTCCACTGACCGTGCTTCTTTTTGTTCCGTATTACTCTCATCTGAAACTTGGGTGTCCTCAACGCTTTCGCTATCGGGTTCCTGATTATCTTTTGCTTCTTCATCGCCCTGTTCACCTTTTAACAGTGCATCTAGTTCACGTTGCTCTTTTTCAAGAAGTTCTTTGTTACGCTCGTGTGCATAACTGTCAGCTTTAATAATAGTTTGTTCTGTCATAGACATATTGTAGTTCCTTTATGTTGGGGCCAGCATATTGCCGGGTAGCCTTATTATTTCTTCTTTTTCTTCTTATCTTTCTTGAGCATTAAACCACCTTCTGCTCTATTACCTCCTGCGTAAACAGACCCACTAGTTACACTTCCTTGAAAACCGCCAGACTGACCTTCATCTTTAGTTTCTTTATCCAATCTATCCCTCATCGCATCAGCCGCACTATAATTATCGTCATCACCACCATCATTATTACTTGGTGCAGTAACAGTTGGTTTCTCAACAGGTTTTCTTCGTTTACCAGAAATAGATGCATCTAGACCTAACTTATTACCCTCTATGTCAGTAGCCTGTATTCCCGGTTGCCCGTCAAATCCAAGTAAATCCCCTAAGAATGTGTCAGCAAATCCGACTTGTTCATCCCCAGACGTATCCTGTAGACCCTCAGTTAAAGTCCTCTGACCACCAAAAAACCTAGAACCTGTATCTTCTGTGTCTGCAGTTTTATCAAAAATCTTTCCTAACTGAGTTATTTGACTTTCCGTTAGATCTGTACCGTCAGCATTTTTACCACTAGCTAACCTACTAGCAACCTCAGAGTTAACCTTTGCTGCTCTAGCTTCTCTAGTCATTCTCATTACTTGAGTAAGAACAGGCCCAGTACCATAACCCACTATTTCTTCAAGAGTACCCATAGTTGTAGCCTTGTCACCTATTTTTTCAAGCTCGTCTTCAGAGAGTTTACTTAAATCAACAGCCTCTGGTGCGTTACTAGGATCACCAAACTGTGGGTCACTGTCATCACCCCTTGGTACTTCAAGTGCTTTTTCAGATCTAGCGCCAACCTCAGTGTATCCTGCAGGAATAGGTGACATAGGTTTACCATCAACAAAACGAATAGTAATAGTTAAACCTGCCTCGTTTTCAAAGGTCTTCCATTCCTGCGCTGGGCCACCAGAACCCATAAAGGAAGCAGGGAACCTTGCCTCTAAAGCATCTCTGTCTAGAAAACCACCCTCGTTCATCTGTACAGGCTCTTCTTCTACTTGTAGTTCAGATACGTCAAACGGCAGAGAGTTTTCCTCTGGTACAGGTTGACCACCAATACGCCCATTAGCTTCCATATCTTCAAAGCCCATCTTAGCTTGATTACGTAGATCTTCAAAGAACTTAACACCGTAGTACCGTACTACATCAGCGGGTACGACATACTCACCCTCACTAAGCCTTGCATCAATGTCATCACGTACCTCTTCTGGAAGAGATCCCGGTGGCACTTCATTACCTGATACGGGGTCTACCTCTTCTACAGAGCCGCCTAGCGCAAAGGCCATTTGAGTTTGTTCTTCCATAGCCATTCCACCTTTATTAAAATTTGCTAGAGGTCTGGGTTTTGAGGGTACATCTCCCGTTCCTTTATATATAGTACCGTCTGGCATTTGTATATCTAGGCTACTAGGGTCTGCTTTAGGGCCAATTCTATACGGTAGTTTAATGTCTAGGGTAGCAAGATTCTTTCTTAAATCAGCATTGCTTACATTACCCATTGCCCATTCATCAATCATATCTTCCATTTTAAGAGTAAGGTCATAGTCATACTCTACATCAAAAGAATCTTTAGATTTTGAAGGTACTACTGTAAAATCGTCGCTATTTACTCTGTCTTTTAACTCAGTATAAACTTGCATTGGTGAAAAAGTTTTATCTCCTACTGCAATACTATTTTCAGCAGCAACTTGCTGTAGCTTTTCAGCAAAACCTTCTCCAAAAGCAGGTTCGTTCATAAGATCAACAGCAGACTGTGTTACTGTTTTATTATTTATTCCTGCAGTAGTGTCTGCAATCATATCTACTTTTGGTATACCTGTACCAACGCCCTCTATAGCACTATCAGTCTGTTTAGCTAAGTCTGCACCCTTACGGATCATACTCTTTGCTACAGGCCCAAGAGCAGGTATACTACCTAAAGCCTCAACTCCAGCAAGCATACCAATCTTTAGATAGTCAGGCTCTTCTTTTTGTAACTCTTTCTGTACTTCCACTACTGAGTCTACTGGCGTAGTTAAACTAACGGCTGTGTCAGCAGCGGTGACTGACATAGGTTCCTCTGTCCTATCACCAAACACCTTGGAGAAGTTATCTGCAGAAGGAGCTACCTCTGCCCTTTCCTCTGGAGTCATATCAGATAAACGTTTACGATAGTCAACCATTCACTATCTCCTTGAGCAGCTTTAAACGCCTTAGAGTACTAATAGCACCCTGTGCTGAGTATACCTCTTGTACAGAACCAGCCTGTTCCATAGTTCTGTGCTGTGTACCTATAAGGTTATCAATAAGCTCATTAAACTCATCCATAGCTTGCTTATTGTTTGCAAATTGCTTAAGCGACATTACCAGTAAACCCTTGTTCCCCCGGTGCTGGTGCTGTACCAATACCCATCTGTGAAGCACCCCCACCTGACGTATCAGCTACTCCTTGTGGGCCTTGTCCTTGAGGAGCCTGACCCTGTGGTGCTGGAACGCCTTCTGGCCCTGCAGGGGGCTGTTGTGGGGCTTGGAAGGACTTTAAGATCTCAGCCTGTATAGCCGCATCTTGCATAGAGTTCGTAACCTTATCAGGATCAAGATCCATAGA